CTGAAATGAGAGAGGCTGAAGATCCAATGAAGGTACACAGCACCTCTTGATTGAATTTTAGTTCCCCCAACAAGTTTCTTTGGTCACGTGCCCACTTTTCATCTCGATCTGGGTGTTCATTATACTGTACACGATAAGGAACAAACCCATTAATACCTTGCTCCGCATCATTCCAAAACTTCCAAAAGTGATTGAAGCCCAAAGGTGTGGAAGTTAAGATGATTTTTGTTGTTGAACCTGCCGAAACAACCGGGTAAACAGCAGTGAAGAACTCTTCTGCAATGTTATTGGGAATAATAGCAGTTTCGTCAACGTACAATAAGTTGACAGATCGACCACGAACACCCGACTTACTAGTGGCGGCGGTGAAAACTATTGATCCATTTTCCAATTCAATGTCACCTTTGTTCCATGTCTTGATACCTTGTTGCAAGAACAAAGGTAAGTTTTCATACATCAACTGATAACGAAACAAAATCTCTCGAGCAGCAGCGGCTTTGTTTGCTAATATAGCCACTGTTTTATTTGATTGGAACAATGTATACCAAAGAACATACGCTGCAACCACTTGTGACTTACCCATCTGGCGAGGTTGCATACTAATGATTTTACGATTGTTTTGAATTGTGTCAATAAACTTCTTTTGATAGTCGTACAAAGAAAAATTGACTAATCCCAAGTCCAAAGACACTATTTTACAATACTTTTCAATGAAATGTTTGGGGTCGGACGTACAACGAATTAGTTCACGTACTTGATCTTGTGTGAACTGAAGAGGAAACCCGATCTGTTTTAGTCGAGTATTTCCGTTATACCCGTTTTTACTGGTCGGAATCAATTGTTTTCATATCCTGTTGCTTAATCATACGCAACAGGTCCTCCGTCGAACCCGCAAAAACAATATTGTTTTGTTGAGCAATTTGAGGTGTTTGCGGTGAACCCTTTGGATTATCAAGCTCAAACTTTTGTTTTTTCAACGTCAGCAAATCTTTTGCAACATCTGACATGGTTTTCATAATCTGCCCGGCTACTTCATATGACCGCGGATGCTCACTGCTTCTTGCTAAAGAAATAACATCATCTAAAGCATTACGACCTTGCGTTATAACATCTCGCAATGTATCTCGAGCCAATTCATAATCATCATCCTGCACTTCTCTTAACACTTTCTGTGTCGGTGCAGGTTCCAGATTAAAAACTTCGTTTAACTTATCAGTCATCGAAGCCCTCAAATGTTTCTACAAACACTACACTGTTACCGGGATAAACGTTAGCATTTGTTGTCAAAGTATAATTACCTATACTGTTAGTCATCAAAGGATCATTCCAATAGTTAACTTTAACAGTGCGAATGACACCTTGCTTCGATGTGGGACCATAGAAGTTAGTTTTCATTGTAAAACTAAGTGTCCAAATTATCGCTCTACGTTCTGTAAACTGCCCATCATAGTTATCAGAAAAGTCAATATTGTCAAGAATGATAGGAATATCATGCTTGATATTCATCTCCGGAACTGCTTTCAATGTTAAATTAAAATCAGGATTGAAGTAGGGTAGAATCTGCTCGACAATTTGCAACGCATCATCTGAATTTTTCGAGTAAATGTACAAATTAATTAATATGTTATACGGCACCGGTGCATATTGAGTCGTCAATGTATTATTAGTGGTATTGACATTTCTGTTTTGTTGAACCATTGATATTTTTCTTGCAGCATCATACTCTACTTTGATAAGTTCAAAAGACATGCGCGGTAAAGTAATCTGTACATTTCTTTCTTCGGGAGTGGGGAGTTGATCTATACGAGCGAGAAACTTTTGCCGCGGTGCATAAGCCAATGGAACACGAATGCTTTTGTTAATTGATCCCGAAGCATTCAAGCGTTCAATCTCTATATTGTTAAAGAGATTGCCAAATGCCACGATACACTTTCGTATCGTTCCCCAATAGAAACTTCCTGTATTAAGCATTATCCTGTATAAACCTCACCGAAAGGGTTGCGTTCTGTAAAGTCAAGAATGTCAGTAACATTCGTATCAAAGTCATCATTTTGCGCGTTCTTGTCTGTTGTGTTAATATCAAAAGTTTCTAATACCAATTCAGAAGGTGAACTGGTTTCCAGAAGGAATTCTGTATCATCTTCATAAGTAAGTATAAATGCATTTATGTCTTGGTCATACTTATCAATGATCTCATCGATCTCTCTTACCTCAGTATTTACATCTTCATGACTGTACTGGTAAAGCTCACACTCTAATTTATATACGTAAAGTTTACCGACTTGAAAGAAAGGATCTTTTACTTCGACATATTTAATTTCAAAGAATGATTTGGTGACAGGAAAGTATAATAAGTCACCTTCTGCTGGTCGATTAAACAGCACACTTGCTTTCTTTCTGCCAACTGCCTCTTCCCATCTTCTGCGAGCAACGATAAAGGTTGCAGTATCTTGTATTTCAACACCGAACTTACTCAGCAGATCAGTCCCCCCAAACCCAGTAGTATTTTCTAAATACGCTTCAAGCGGAAAAGCATCTTCATACTTGTTTGTAGGATCTTCGTTCAGAATCATGTCTCTATTCACAGCGACACGCGGAATATAGTAGCAATCGAACCCATAAATCTTTAAACATTCAATAATCAAATCCTCATGCAGCAGCGATTCGGATCGCTTGCCCATGGGTACACCACTCTGAAAGTAAAAATTTGTGCTAATTTTACTTCTCCCTCATTTTGCGCTTTTCCCATCCGCGCTTCGCCATTTCAGAATATTGTTTTGCATATTCCGGATCGTTTAGCAGACGTTCTTTTCTCCTATCTGAAGATATTTTAGCTGCCTGTTTGATATTGGTTTTGCCTTCACTTGTCATACTTCTTTTTTTAGCAGCTTCAGATAGCTTAATTTTTGCTTCTGCAGTAAAGGGTTTACCTTCTCTTGGTTTATCTGTTCTTTTATTTCTAGCTATTTTTAATTTCTTTTTTGTTTCTTCTGAATGACCCTTATTATAAAATTTTCCATCACCATTGTGACCATTATAGAAAAAATTACTTTTAGCAGCATCAACTGTTTTTAAAATTGATGTTTCAAACTTAATCATGTCTGCATAAAAGCCTCGAGCTATTACCTGCCTTGAAAAATCTTCAGGCCTTTTAAAATACTCATCTAACATTAATTTGCAAGAACATATATAACCGTCAGTTTCAGAACCAAGATGTACCCCCACATAAAGTTTCTGTGTTTTTTTGTCAGTCCAACAATATGTAAACGCTTCTTGCATATTACTTATTTCTTTGCTTGCAATGTGATTGACATGGGTCTATAATCGCTTTGTCAGGAATGATGATTAACCCAAGAAGAAATCTACTGGTAATTCAAATCTTGATTGCATTTCTTCTTCTATTTTTAGTATTTCTTCTTCTGCTTCATTAAAGATCTGTTGCCCATTCAAAGTAACTCCACCAGGAAGTTGTACCCCTTCAAATTTCTTCAGATTGCTACCCCATTGTCTTTTCATCAATGCTGTCGCATATCTTTTCAAAAACATATCATTGTAAACATCAGCGTATGTGCTGGGGTCAAGAATTCTAAATGCATTTACAATTAGATAGTCGCCCAACCCGGCGTCTTTTTCCCAATCCATATCCACATAAAGTTTATTCATGTGTCGATTGAAACGGAAGGGCTTTTCGCCGACGAGCAGCATATTAATCATCTGTAAGTGATTCTGAATCATTGTGTAATGAATCATATCGACTGACATAAGATTGTACAGATCTTGAACTAGCATCTGATACCGAATATCGAACAGATTGATACCCGATGTTCTGTTATAGAAAGGTAGAACTTTCTTTATACCGTAAACCGCATCGGAAATGGGGAAGTAACGATTGTCAAAAGTTCCTTTAGTGAAAGAGCTAACAACAGCAGTGGCGCCTGAATCAGCGATTACTGTTTCGCCGACTGTAAAATCAACATCTTCTGTTGTTTTATATACTTGAATCAGATTACCGCTAGTAGGTGTAGAAACTACTGTAGTTAGAACACCAGAAGTTTGACCTGTGATTTTTTCTCCCCCAACAAAAGCATTTGCTGTGTCGGTGGTTAGAATTAAATTGGAAGAAGTAACTTGAGCTTTGAGATAAACTTCTTCTACTGCATCGAAGTGATACTCTCTATAGAACTGTAAAGCATCATCAATGCGATCTTCGATTTGGTCATCGTCGATATTAATTTCAATAACTGGATGACCTAATCTTCTAAGGCAATAATCTGCTAATTCTTGTCTAGTTGTTACACTCGCCATGACAGTCCTTATAAGTTTCTAATTATTTATAAGGACTGGATTTTACTACTTTGCCTCAGAGATTAGTCCTACGTTTTAAATATACGCATTACACTACGAG